GAAGTTTGCTCATATTATCACCCAAACCCCATTAACAGTTACAGTTCCAGAAATTGTAACCGGACCAGCTGAAAGTGCATTGTTAGTTGCATCTATAGTTAATGTACCTGGTATTGTGTTTTCATGCTGTTGAATAGCTGGCTCGTAGCTAGTCGGTGTTGCATCTTTACCTATTGAATGTTCACCCATTATGTAATCTCCATAATTGACATTGTGACGGAAACCTTGTCAGCAACAGAGCAATCAATCTGTATCTTGTCTGTAGTTTCCAAAACAATCTTTGCTCCCATTAGGACACTTGTGCTTTGCCCAACTGCAAGGGGAATATCGTTAGCTAAGAATGTTGTTGTATTGGTAGCTGCTCGACCACCTCCACTTGTATCACTTACAAGTTTAACGTCAGCAGTTACTTGCGCCGTGTGTACGTTACACAATACCAATCCTAATACGATTGTCGTTGTACTCCCTGGTGTAGTGTAAAGATCCTCTGGTGTACCAGCTGATGCCGGCATGACATCATGCGATACGACCTTAAAAGTATTTGCCATATATTTATCCTCCTAATGCAATGGACATAGCTATTGGATCGTCGAGCGTACAAGCAATCGTTACTGTATCTGTTGATCCACCGGTTGTTGTAATGTTGGTTCCAGCTGCTATCGTAACTGTATTACCATTCGTAATTGTCTGGTTTGATCCAGACGTTCCAGCCAAAGTAAAGCTGGTCATATCGCCATCCGTTCCATCTGCACCGGATGCACTAAAATGAACTCCTACTCCATCCTCATTAGAAAAAGATCCATTGCTGGCAACATGCGTAACCGGCACTTTGGTATATCCCGATGCATCCGTAACCGCACCGCTTACCTTAAATAAAGCATAGGTTGATGGTGTTCCCTCTTTTTCAATTTTAACATAACCCCTGGCTGTGGAGTTCGATACGTCATCCCACGATTGAACCCAGCCAGATATATCGACCGAGGCATCGTCAGCATCATCGACGTAAAGAATAGAAACGCTTGAAACAGTACCATGATTAAAGGCAATCTTTCCGCCTCCAGGATCCGCATCACTCGTTGAATTGCTCCAGGTCATTGCAATACCAGCTACACCAGCTGCACCGGTAGCACCGGTTGAGCCGGTAGATCCGGTATCACCTTTCAAGCCGGTCATCGTGAAGTGAACAGATAATCTATCCGCTGCACTAAATGTATTGCTTGAGGATAAATGCGCCACCGCTAATTTAACATATCCCGATGCATCCGTGCTCGCGCCGGTTATCTTAAATCGTGCATACGTCGTAGGATCATCACGATCCACAATGTGAACAAATCCTCTTATGGTACTTGTGCTGTCATCCCATGCCAGCAAATCTGTAGAAATATCGACACCATTAGCATCTGAGTCATCTATATATATAGCGGTTGCAGAGGCATAGGTTCCATTGTTTAACCTTAATTCTCCAGCGCCAGGATCCGCATCACTTGTCGAGTTATCAAAAGTATAGAGATAACCAGGTGCAGCACCATCATTACCGGTCCTTGTGAACTGTACTGACAATTCATCTGCCGCACTAAATGTATTATTTGAAACAATGTGACTAACAGCCAGCTTGTTATATCCGCTTGCATCCGTAGCTGATCCGTTAATCTTAAATTTTGCATACGTCGTTTTGTCGTTGATATCAACAATATGCAGAACACCTCGATCGAGCGCCGTTGAGTCATCCCAGGTAATCGTATCGGATTGTGTCGAAACTCCATGTTGATCCGCATCGTCTATATATATTTCCGTAACGCTAGAATATGTGCCGTGATTAAACGCGATCTCACCGGCTCCTGGATCAGTATCGCTTGTACCGCTATCAAACTTGTAGAAATAACCAGCTGATACTCCGTCCTCACCAGAGGCTGCAAACGAGATCCAGATCTTGTCATCCGCTGCAAACGTGCCGGATCCGTCAACATAAGTTAGATTAACTTTTGTGTAACCACTCGCATCAACCAATGCACTACTGATTTTAAATACATGCCAGGTATCGAGAACACCGGCTTTACTTAATCGAATACGTCCTCTGTTTGTCGGATTTGCTGATACATCATCCCATGATTGAACCCATGCGCTAACATCTGTGCCGTTATATTCCAGATCATCAACATAAAGAATAGTAGCGCTGGCGATTGTTGCGTGATTTAATCGTATAACTCCAGATCCAGGATCGCTGTCTGTTGTAGAGGTTGCAAACTTGAATAAGGCAGAATCCCCTCCAGCTGGCAGATAATCAGCAACAGTAGCTAAATCACCACTACTATCAAATCCCAGCGTTTTGCTTGCTCTAGTTGATGCGTTTTCCGTAAATTCACTTGATGTGATCGTGTTAGTACGACTTAGTTTTATTGATCGACCTAGTTCCTCGTCGTGCTGCTGCACCATTCTGACGATCTTATCCATGTTTGTTTCAAGCGTTTCTGCTGGAAATGGATCGTTAGCCACCAGGTTCATTGATTGCGTATTTGATAATTCAGATCTTATAACAACAGTTTCACCGGATGCCGGTCTGTAATCTGTAGAGGAATAATGAGCATCACTTGATGTTCCGGTATTATATTTAAAGAGAACAGTACCACCGGTAGACACACCAGCACCGGTCACTATGTAATGCGTATCTTTTGTTTTTACAGTTTCCGTTCCAGCGCTTGACCGGATAATAACTGTCAGATCTCCCTCTGCAAATATAGGAAAATCATAAGCAAAAGAATGAGTCGATCCGTCTCCCGAATATGACTTCGAGATTGTTGTAGTGCTAATTGTCATGTATTTACCTCGTTATGTTCTCAAAACTAGGAGCACGTCTTGGCTCCATTCTCCCTGGTCGCCACCAATAGCTGTTGCCATACTGTGTTTTCTGCCTTTTTTCTAATCGTCGCCTTTTACTTCTTATTTTTGGATCCGTCATTTCTGACAACTGATCCCACACCAAGCGCTCCATTCCCAACCTTGAATACCAAAGAGATCCACCAGGCATATAGCGCTTAACAAAGTTTACTGTTTCAGCTGCCGCATTTGTGTCCTCTCCTTGTGCTAGCTGTAATAAGTTTCCTATTGTTAGTTTTCTAACATCATCAGCAAATCCTACAGCTGGTCCGGCAATCGCTGTACCCAATCCTTGACCAAATCTGTTTACATCCGAGAAAAGAAAATCTCCATACAACCCAAATCCACCAGATGCCATTAATGCTTGACCCCAAAACTTTGGATCATCCATTGGTCTAGGATCCCGACCTTTCGCTAATTCTTTCATTTGTATACCAAAGGCTGCCAATACTGTGCCGCCGATAATAAACTGTGCCAGGTATCCAGCTTTCTTATTATTCTTTAGCTGCATTGCGCCTCGCATCATGTGTGTAAACATGATCGTTACACCAAAATTTTTATACATCGCAAAGGATCGTAGGATCTCACCGCCCAATGTTCCAGGACTTGTACCACCGGTAAGAAACATTCTTGATCGTAAAGATCCGGTAGGAACCGCAAATTCTGTTTCCGTGTTAACCATTTCTAAAATCTTCGTGCCTAACCGCTGCGCCTCAAACTCATCTATATCTGCTCGATCTATAAGGTTTTGAACACTAAAGAACGTAGCACCGCTTTCATCTAGTAACTCGGTTTGCCGTATAACCTCCCAATCTCTTGAGGAAAAACCATATCTTTCAAGTGCTCCTTTTAATCCCTCATCCAGCTGGTCAAAGTTTTTACCAACATTATCAGCCAGGGTTCCTAGAAATTCTTGACCGAATGCCCATCTTCCAGCTTGTGTCCAGGGAGATAAGAAAGAGGCACGCATAACAAAATCACTTATTCGCCTGGTAAACTCCGGACCACTAATCTCTCCAACATAGCGCATTTGTGCAGAGGCTATCGTTGTCCAATGATCGGCAATTAATCCTAACCTGGTCGCTAGTTTGCCGCGTTTCTTTGCGCCAAGAGGCTCCATATACTTAATAACTTGTCCAAGCGTTTTAACCTGGGGTAATCCGTTAAACTTTCGCGCTAAACTCTGACTATTTAGATCTGTTACAGCTGTAAAGAACGTAGCGCCTAACTGAGCAGCCGTTAGGATATTTCGTAAACCAGACATGGTATTAGCAGCAATTCCGTTTATAGGCGCGTTAAGAGTTCCCATGTGCGCCCTATACAACTTATCCATCTTATCGCCAGCTGCCCTGGCTTTATTTGCACCCTTTCCGGTTTCTGCTGCACGTTTATTAAGTGATGTTTTTATCGCATTCATTGTTGTGACCGGATTTGGACCGAGCACTTCCATCATGCCAATATCACGCGACATTGAGGAAATATGCGACATCATTGTATCGAAAGCGTTTACGTTGCCAAATTGCTCCTGGTATTCCATCCAAGCATCAGCATTTTTAAATTTAAGAAAACGATGATCTTGCCTTCGATTTGCCATCGATCGACCCTGGAGAACGGCTCCAGGCTTTACTTTATTAAATCCCTCCTGGGTTATTGTGTCGTAAACCTCGTTTAAAACTGCCTTTAATCGTACCTCATTAAATGCTAATCCGGTCTGTTCATCGATCATATTTTCTGTATCGAGCCGGCTATAGGTATAATCTACCCATTCACTCTTTGGCACTTTTCGGATCCTAATAGCATCATGGACTTGAGGCATTCCCCAATTTGCTAGTTTTTGTATAGCACCACCAGCTGCATTAAAGCGCTTTCTAAGCATATCGGTAACTTCTGACCAGGCTCTAGCAAACTCTCTTGCAGCAGTATCACCGGTATTTTCTCCGAATAACTCTCTTATTAAGTTTTTTTGTGTCGCCTTGTTCTGCGTTTCTCCGAATATATTTCTCTTAAATGAGGCTAGGATCTCAGACATTCTACCATGTGCCAGGCTCCTAACAGCATCTGCTCTTTGCTCTACTGACGAAAACTTCTGATCTCTAACGTGACCAAGCAGATTAACAGCTGCATCATTTGGATCCAGATTACCAAACTGTGTTCGGTGTGTGTCCAGGATCCCCTCGATCTCGCGCCAGGTTCTTGCCTGGAGTAATTTCTTTCGTCTTGTTTCAAACTTTTGCCGGCGAATTGCATCTAAAGTATCGGCTGCCGCTCTTGCTGCTGCCGGTGCGTTTGCCATATTACCTCGATATTCGCCCTCCAGCTGGTCAAACATTGTATTAATTTCGGCAGCATCTTCCTCTCGAATAAGACCCTCGTTAACACCATCATTAATACATTCTCTAAAACCGGTCATTTAACACAATATCCCATTCGATCGATCATCTTATTTTCATAATCGATTTCATCTTTAATCTGCCGCATTGTTTGATTGACGACAGTAACCTCATTGGTTGCATCGTCTATTCTTTGCCCGACCGGAATTTCTAGGTCTAGCTCTCCGTCTGTAATTTCTTCAGCGCCTCTAAAACCTCTTTCTTGGCTGCCGGCGAGTTCCCCTCCTGGATCCCTCTCTCCTCCGCTCCGTCGTAATCGAATATCAGATCCTTGCGTGAGTCCGCTGGTATCTTCGATGAGGTCTTTTGGTTTGTCGATTTGTCCGTTGTTGTCGATTCTCGTGTAGCCATCAGCTTTCCCTTGTTGTTTCAGTGTGTCGTATGTTTTACCAGGATTATCACCCACTTGCCTTACATAGTCCGGATTTATAAGACGACCCTCTTTTACAAAACGCAAAAACATTCTATTACGCGCGTTCTTATAAGTAACAGACATATCAACTAAATCAACTGAATATCCTTTTTCTTTAAGTTTATTAACTAGCTTTTCTATAGATCCAACTGTTCCGCCTACCTTTGGAATAACAACATTATCACCAAGTTCTAGCGCCATATTAAGCACTCTTTCTGCTAAAGCGCTGCTTTCTTCGTGTACTGCATTTGCTCCAATTCCGCCATCGTATTCTGGTAGTATTTTTTTTGCCTCATCGCTATCAATAATGGCTGCATTCATTCGTCTAGCTATTGGATTTGCTATAGTAGATTTACCGGCGGCTGGTGGACCTAATACAATAGCTGCCCTTTTATCCTGGTTAATATACTTTCCAACCGGTAGATCTAACTCATCATCTTTCCAGGCAAGGTTTCTAGCACCTTTATATAAAGCAACAATAGCATCAGTATAACCGGTTATAGTATTTTCTAACTTTACACCTAGTTCTTGTAGACGAAGTGTATTAAAAGATCTGGCTTGTCGAAATTGATCTGTACCATAACCAGGTAATGTTGTTGTTTCTGGTCGAGCCATCGACTCTTCAATCGCTTTAGTAACTGCTGGATGTGCATCTACTACAGCTTCATCAGCGCCTTGCTCAATTATATTACCAAGATCGTTTCGTAATTCGTCATCAGATTGGAATGCCTCACGCGGTTTTACTTCCGGAGGCTGCTGAAACATATCTGCCTCCATCTGATCCATCTGTTTTTGCGATCCTAATCCAGCTGGATCGTCGAAATCATCTAAACTTTTTTCAACTGCCCTTGTTGGTATTGTGCCGTTTTGCGGCGGAGCATCGATAGTGCGTCCTGGATCGCCAAGGATTTCCCCATTGAAATCGCCTCGATCAACTGCTCCTCTGACAGATTGGACAAAGCTGTCTGTAGCCTTGTTGTATTGTCCGGATTGCTTTGCGACCCTTGCGGCAGCTGTGAGATCGTCGCTGAGTTGTCCTCGTCTGTTGGCGAGCGTTTGGATAAGCTGGATTGCTTGTCCGTCTTTTTGGATTTTTTGCTCATTAGCGCTCCTTGCTAGCTGGTTTCCCTCGCTCTCAAATTTCGTCTGGTTCTTTACTATAGTATTAAATGCCGATTTATCACGTTGCAAGATCTTTACTGCATTATCTAAAACTTTGGCTCTTTCAAAATAGAGCGACTCTTCTTCCAAAGCATTACCAAATAAACTCTCCTGGTTAACCTTTTCTGTGCCGCTATCCATTACTTGCCGGACAATAGACTCTGCTTGAACATCATTTTCCGGCTTTGCCTTTGCTAAAACATTCATAGCTGCGCGCTGCATCGTTGCATCTTCTGGGATCATTCGACCGACAACCGCTGCTTGTTGTGGAGAAACTAATCCATTTTTAAATAAACCGAATGCCTCATCGTCGTTAATATTAACGATATTTCTTGCCATGCGTACCAGGGCAGATCGTGGTGGTAACTCCTTAAATAGTTTTTGATCTCCTCTTAAAACTTTAACAGCATCAAGAACAGTACCGGTTCCCTCGGCAATATTCTTCATTGCTGCAACAACCATTGCTTGATCGCGACTTATTCCATCTTTCTCGCGTAATACGGATCCTAAAAGAAATACATCTTGCTTTGGATCCTGGCTCTTTATCCGCTTTGCTAACCCTAATCGCTGGTGTCCGTCTGCAATAAATAGCTTTCCGTCAGCTTGCTCATACACCACAACTGTTCCAGCTTTTACCGGATCCCAGGTTTTAACGTCCTTTAATCGCTCCGTTACACCAAACTCGTCGCCACCCTCTTTAAATTGAAAGGCTTTAGCATCGACGTTAAGTTCATCTACCTCAAACCTGGATACTACATCATTAATAGTTGCTCTAGGCTTTGCCTCTGGTTGTGCTAGTATTGCTTCCTTAATTCCTCTTTGCTTTTTCAACAGCATATCCATTAGATTTCCAGCATCTTCAAGATTTTTCTTAGACTCAAGATTCTCTAACTTTGCAGCTGTATCTTCCATCAACTTTGTTTGCTTTTGGCTGTCCATCAGCGGATCGGAATAATCGAGAATACCTCCCTCTTCTATGCTTTTGTTTTGCTTATCAAAATCTGCCATGATCTGATTTACTTCATCATCATAAGCATCTTTAAATACTTTTATTGCCTCCTCTGTTTCAGCAATGTTTTGATTTACTTCATCAAGATCTTTACTAAATTTCCCTGGATTAGCTACGTTTTCAAGTTCAGCAGCTGTTGGACCGCTTGTTGGTTCATTCGTTACAGTAGGAGCCTCACCATTATCTATGGCATCAGCATGGGCATCCACGCGATCCAAATGCTCGTCAACATCATTTATAGGAGAGGTTCCTATCGTACTCTCGATTTCATCAGCAATATTTTCAGCTGTTCTTGCGTTTTCGCTAACCTCTTGTCCGATTGACTTATGCGCGTTTTTTATCGCCTCATAACCTTTTTTTGCCTGGCTACCCGATAGCTTTACGACTTCTCCTCCTATTCTAAAGGTAAGAGGGAAAGCAGCGCTTAATGTACTTGCAGCGGCTACGTTTAATGCAAAAGTTTCCCAGGTGTAAGGCAACTCTAATTCTTTATACCACTCTTGAACACTAGCTTGGATAAGCGCCTCTGAGGATCCTCCAATAACAGCCTCACGAAATGCCAGGCTCCAAATACTTTTTATCGGCGCAAAAAAATAACCACCCACCATAGTATCTTGAATAACCGGATCATCAAATGATCCAGCGATTGCTCCAGCAAGCCGACCTAAAAAGTTTTTCCAATCACCCGATCTTTCTACGACCTCATCAAATTGCTCTGCGTGGTGTTGCGCTTTTTTTATCGCTCTATCTATAATAAAATCGTGGTTGAGTGTCATAAACTCTGGACCCAGCGATTGTTCATTTGCCTTTATAAACTCAAAGATTTTCTTTGAATCATGGCGATAATTCCATTGATTTGCACCATGCGTTGCACTTGCGCCAAAAATACCCTTGTTCAAATGCCTGGCTGGATTAAAAAAATCTTGTCCGGTTTTGTTTTTTATTTCATCTAAAAATGGCTGCCAGGAGTCCTCAAGCATTCTTGCCCTGGAATTACTATTACCTCTGGTTATCTGATCGATCGCACCAACTGACATATTTTCCTTAAAACTAGATTGGGATGTATCGACCCCATCGTACATATCCAGGTAAGATTTGTTTAACTGTTTTTGAAATATCGCACTCATTGAGATAACAATTCTTCTTCTAGTTTTTCTTCATACTCCTTAACAGTTTGACTAACTTCGCCGCGTTCTTGCGTTATTCCTGGAAATGCAAGCATCAACTCGTAAAGATTTAAGATCACCGGATCGCCACTTTTGTTTTCAACTGTAGGATTATATCGAACCAGCTTATCTCTAGCTGTATCAATAATAACGTAGTTATCACCAGAATAGGCTTTTAGGATATAATCATCGTTATTGTTTATATCCATTAATAAAGCGCGATCGATCGTATCTCTTAACTCCTCTGATCCAACTATAGATTGGTTAATAAAATTAAAATGTGGAAGAATAAGATTATCTAAAACATTTTCTGTTTGTTCAGCTGTTAGTTCTGGCAATAAAAGTGTCTTTACATCCCTAACCTCCTGGACCCCTCCGGTTCCGGTTTCTTCATTAAAACCCAAAGCTGCCTGGATAGAATCCTCGAAAACAGCATCATCAAAATCAGTTCTGCCTAATCCCATGTAATGCGCTTTGGCTAAGTTGAATGCTGCCATTTTTTCCTTTGGATCCATAAGTTCCAAAATGTCTTTTGCGCTATTATCTGACGTTACCTCTATAAACACCGGCATGAGATTTGCGTTTGTAAACTCTGGAATAGAGTCACCAGCATCAATCCGATCTAATCCTTTAAGCATTGTAAGAGCCGAATTGTGCAGATTATTGTTTACATAAGATCCCAGCGCTGCTAGCTGCACCGCGTTTTTCTCACCTAACTGCGTAAAAACATCTGTTACATTATCCCCCCAGCCTTTCACAAAATCAGAAAGATAGTTTAATCGCAGCTGTGGGTCTAAATCTTTTCGCTTTATAAACCCATTAAAAGCCGCTACCTCGTTCTTTGTAAGATATTGAACAGTAGGCAGATTATAATGATTTCGTACCGCATTGGCATTCATAAGGCGCTCTGTTACCGCCATAGGATCAAATGATCCATCCTCATTAAACAAATCTGTTACCGGTTGTTCTACAACTCCATTATCAATACCCCATTGCAGCGCATCATCTTTAAGAGCACTTTCCATCTTGTTCCGGCGGCTCTCAAGAAAATTAAGCGTATTTTGTTCTGCATCCGTATCCATACCAGGACCACCTAAAAGCTCTCCTTTTTTAAAATCAGAGATAATTGTATTCATATCGGTGGGAGAGGCTTTTCTCGTATCAAAAGCAAGTTTAGAGGTTAGTCTTAATTCATTAAATTTATCTTTAACATCGGATCCGACGTTAGGATCTTCATTGATTAACTTCTCAAATCCTTGCAAAAGGTCACTTATTTTTTGTGTATCAGCGGCGCCATCAATTTCCATCTGGCTAATAAGTGTATTTGCGCTATCTTTTAGGATCTTTGACGTAGCTGTTAGCTTAGATTTTCTTGCTCTTTCTTCAAATCCTGGTCCATAAATCGTAGCAATATCACCGGATGATGTACTGATTATTGATGCAAGTTCATCATCATCAAATGCAATTAATCGCTTATAGAGATTTTCAGCACCAAGTAACGGAGCCGGTAAAGTTTGTTTTCCTGGTGGACCCTCAAGTGTGCCGCCCTCTCTGCCTTGTCTTATTGCCTCTCGCATCGCTGTAAGTGTTGTGATCTCTCTACCAGGCTGCTCAGAAATATATCTGGTTAATGCTGCTCTCGCTGCGTTCAACTCCATAGCTTTAATTGTGGCTTTTACCTTTCCAGGATTGGCTTTGGTCTGATTGATATAACCACCGGTAAAGATATTAATCGGTCTAAGAATAGCATTCCGACCCTTTTCATCTAACCGCCAATCACTTAACTCCGCCTCGCCCTGGAGTAACTTTTGTGAGTAATCGCCCTGGCTAGCTATCTTTAGCTGCCGGTCAACTATAGATCTCAGCTGAAACCTATGCTTTAATTCATTCTGACCAAAACGTAATTCAAATTGTTTCTGGCTGTATTCATCCTTTCCAATTTTTCCTAGCAGTTCTGCTTTAATAGCCTCTGCACCGCTTTTCCATTTAGGCGCATCACCATCAAGAATATTATTATAATCGCCAGATTTCTCCAGCTTTCGAGCCAATTCATACATCGACTCGTCCATTGCTAGATCCGCCTCGTTTAGCAGATTATTCCTTACAACCTTATATCTCTCCAGGCTGAATTTCGAAACCTCATCAGTAAAAGCAGAGAATGGTGATCCCTTTGCTAATTCTGTTTGTGCTGCTAATTGTACGTTTTTTCTAGCAGTAATCGACTTTCCTGGAGCCTCGGACGTTGCCCTGGATTGCGCTGTATATAAAGGAATACGCATCTAACACCTATGTATAAAGAGTTCTGGCAGCCGTACCGATACCTTGAATAAGGCTTTTTGTTCCTTGCGCCCTTAGTGATGCAGCTGCACTACCGCCCTCCATGCGCGCCAATTCAGCATTTAACCTGGCATCCTCTTGAGCATCATCGATCTGCATATTAGCGACATCGTTATTAAATTTATCTGTATCCAACTCAAACTGCATTTCCCTGGCATTTGTTTTAAGAACATCAATCGGTGTACCCTCAGAAACATCAATACCGCCATACGCATAATTGGCTTTTACCTCACCTTGAACCGCCTTAAATCCTTGTTTCTTTCGATCATTAGAAACATTGTAATTCGCATTCACAAACCGGCGCTGCTTTTCCAGAAGATCTACATCCCTCTCGATAAGATCCGCATTAAAATTCGCTGCCTCTTGTGCCGCTGCCGCTGCATTATCCGCTGCTTGTTTATCATTAATACCGCCTAATAAAGACGATCCGGCGGATACCAGATTTAAAAAAGTTAAAAACTCCAACGCTCTACCTATATATCAAAAGTGTTCATTCGTGCATAAAGCGCCAGGACAGTAAGAGGTAAAGGCTGTGTTTGCCTTACATAAATGCGCTCATCTTCCTCAAAGCCACCGGCAAACTCGATATCTTTATCACCGGTAAATAACTCAACAGCTGTATCCATTGCCATGCTGCTATCTCTAAAAGGCACTCGATCAACATCATCAGACGATGATCCTACCTCTAACCCTACTGTTCTAAATAATCGCAGCGTTATGTGGTGTATTCTCTTAGGTTTTCCCTGGCTAGTTCCATCAACGGATCCGGACTCAAGCCTCAATGTTTGTAAATTTGATGTATAACCCAATCCGACCGCCGCCGTTGTTGCAGATAAATCCAGAGATACAGCACCGCTGCTAACCGCTTTGTCTGCATGTGATCCTCCGTTACCTAGTATAGAAACAGTAGCGCCCTCTAAATGATATAAACCACTAAATGACGTAACCGCACTACCAGAATAGGTTAAGCCACTATCAACAAAGAAAGATCCGGTAGCAACTGTTCCAAAATCAAATACATTTAATTTCTCTACATACCGCTTTGTTTGTGAGTTGATCGTTCTTTTAACAATCATATATAATTCATCTTCACCGGTATCTGTGGGCAACGTCGCTATACTTTCGACCACCGCATTACCGGTACTAAACACACCGCCAATCGTGTGCTTGTGCCAGGCAACAACTTGTTCTTCACGTCGATAGGTCATCCCCAATAAAACACCATCACCACGCAGCGCCCATACAACGCTGTCTGGCTCTTGCTGATATGCAAATTCTGTTATACCGCCCTCAGTAATATGTTCTGCCAGGATGGTCATATCCGGTGCTGTATAGCCTCCGGCATCAATATCACCAACATATCTAAATTCTCTGACCTTGCGATTACCGCGCTGGACAAATAGTGTAACATCCGCCACTTGCACCGGATCTATCGCTGCTGTGCCGTAATTACTATATTTTCGGATCAGCGTTGTTGTAGGAGTAATAGGTCCATCATTCGTGGTTGTTACCACAAATTCTCCTCCAGCTGTGCCAACTGTCATAACACGCGTAGCTGTTAGCCAGCGAATTGCGTTTACCTGGTTGCTAGCGATTGTATAAACTAGCGCATCATCCGCATTGGATCCGGTCGTAAAATTCGTATAATCCGCTGTTTTTGAAAACCATATAGTCTGCGGATTGTCGTTTGTGTTAGCAAATACCAGCCGCTGCTCAAAGAACGTAACCACACTTGGATAATTATCGGTGGCATTATTTAAGTTTGGACTCGGTGTTCCGGAGATCGATGGTGTTGCAAAACTCCAGCTGGTATGGCTGGATCGCGTTAACGTCCTAATCGCATAACTAGGATGAACGATATACATTGTGTCGGCACTCTGAGCAAACCTTATATCTGGTAATACCGACTCCGGATATGGTGTCGCCACCTCCAGGATTTCATTAGCTGTGCCGCCGCTTGAATAGGCTGTGAAATCGGTAGTATTAATCGCTGTTCCCCATAGATCCGTCAGCGTAAACGTATGCGTGGTCGAGTTAGCAACTTTATAATTTCGTCCGTTCAACTCGGTCATACCGGCAACTGAGGCAATATAAACCTCGTCACCATTAGAATATCCGTGTGATGTTGCTGTTATTACACCAGGACTTGCCTGGGTTGCGCCCGATATAGTCTTTGTTGTACCCGATAAAACTTGCTCACCATTGCGGTAAATCCGCATGATTTGCTCGCCAAACTCCAAAATATAAGTATCTGTCGTTTTAAATTGAAACGGAATAAGCCTACATTTAACGCTGCTTGTTTTAACTTCTCCTAAAAACTCTGTTCCTGGTCTACGCGCTACACCGCCATGCGGCATAGAAACCATGTTCGTTAGGTCAGATAACCCTTCCTTGTATTTCTCTATAGAAACTCTGCCCTCTAATCGTGGCGATATTTCTCCGGCTACAAAGGATTGTATAGCTGGTGCTGATCGTGCCATTACAACCTCGATTCAATTAGATCACTAGCCTCGATGCGCTGCGGCGCACCCTCTGTTGCATCAATAAATCTAGCCTCACGCAATCTTTCATCGAATAGCGCTTTTTGCAGCTGCACTACTGTTGTCGATCCGGTTAACGCATAAGAAATAGTATAGGCTAATTTAGCTGACAAAGTTCCAACTAAACCAGCATCATATTCATTTGGATCCTCAGATCGCGCTACATATTTAATCTTTGCCGTTGACTCGTCTGTTAGCAACTTACGACCCTCGATAACAAATACACTACCGCCAGCATTGTTTGTGAGGTTATCAAAGGGATATGTTTGCGATCCATTTGAATATTCCAGGACTCTTAGGCAATATGGATCCGCCGGCAAGGTATAGGAATATGTATATCCATAAGCCGGAGCAGAAGCATCTTGCGCTAAAGTTGCCCTTTTAATTAAACAGTTCCAGGGGTGAGCACGAAAAACCTCGTTGCGGACATTAGCGTACACCTGGTTAATAACACGCGCAGCTTTAGAGTTTTCATCCATACTAGTAATGTTTGTTGCTCCAATCGCATTAAGCGCATTATTAGAAATTTCCACAACACTCGGCATTGCTCACCCCTGGTTAATTTTAATTTACGACGTATTCGATCATAAATGATAGATCGCCAGCTGTGTCGCCAGCCGCATCAAAGATCAAGCCGATATTGTAATATCCGCCTGGATCAGATGATTGACCAGCATCTTCCCACACACGTTGACCCATCAAATTGATGTTACGCGCTTCAAAAGCTACCTCAGTTCCGGTAGTGACAGCAGCACGAAGATCGGTGATCGCACTTGCGTAGCAATCATCATCAACCGCTGTGACGTTACCATCAGCTGTCCATAGACCAACATCACAAGTGTTTGTACTTCCACTATCCAGGTCGTCATTGAATAGCTTGATACTTGTTACACTCGCGTTAGTCGGAATAGGAGCCAACATAACTGTGTCACTAGCACTCAAATCACCAGCAGCTAGAGCGATTGTGCCTTGAATAATTCGCACAACGCCATGCTGTTGATATGCCGGATTCATCACTTGAGGCGAGGCTTCAAAATTGGTTACTAATGTAGTATTAACATTTGCCATTGTTCAATCCTCCTTACTCATTACACGCAATTTCAACAACCATTTCTTCTTCAAGCCTTGTGGACCCGAAAGAAGAACAGTAGTAGATCTGCGTGCTGTATGATTTATCTGCTCGTTCATCTATCCTGGCAGTAGGTTCCTTACCCATTCCCAAAACCATTCCCTCTTTAGCATACGCATAGCATAGCCTTGAGGTTCCGTTATCTGTTAAACGATTAGATGTTATAAATTTAAAGCCAAGAAAAGTATCCATCTCACCTTGAACGAGCGCTTTTACAGAATTGAAATCTGCGCTTGTTACTGTGGTAGAGTTTAATAGATCTTCTATTTGCTCTGGTGAAACAACAATGTATCTCTCTATTGAGGGATCTACGCTGTTTTGATCTAGGATCTTCTTTGCACTAACCAATTTTGCAATCGTTAGTCCAGCACCACCATGAGCGATTTTCTGCCCACTAGGTAAAGCTGTTGAAGTTCCACCCGATACACCGGTTTTAGCTGTACCGCCTAAAGCTGCGATGATTTCATCATCCATAGCTCTGCCGATAGCCGCTGCCGCTGCCTTTGCGTAAGTTGAATCCGGAGATATCAACATGCGAATTTTATCTTGATCGTCAATCAAATCTGCATATTCATAATCGGTTAAATTACACATTCTCCTCGCATGGGGAGTTTCCATAATCGGCGTGTCTGAATTTCTGCTCGACCTGGCTGCTGCGACTCCAGAACCGATCTGCTCGAAAAACGCCTTTTCTCCGTTAACCGCCTCAGTTCTCACAGAATTACGCAGTAATGAACCCATTTGCTGCGATAATAATGTTACGTTCTGAGAATACTGATTAACGAAAGCAGTCGTAATTTGTGTACTCATTGTAAGTACCTCCGTTAAAAAAGTTAAAATTGAAGTGGGTTATCTCGCAAAAGACCCAAAATATTTTTTACCTGGAGGGATCCGAAGATTACCCCTCTGGTTCTGGATACAAATCCTCATTGATCTTCAAAACACGTTGAATGTATTTATCGTGATCGGGATGAGTATTGCTCCAATATGGACTACCAGATTGCATGAGTTCTCGCTTTTCGCGCTCAAGTTCCTCTGGTGTGCTAATCTGCTCACTTGTAGGACCGCCCAGGGTATCTTCACTTATCTGGTCAGCTAAAGCAGCAAACATTCTTATTATCTGTGGATTATCACCCAAATGGGTTCCGTCCTTTAGTTGTATATCACTGAAAATATCGTCGGATCCTAATAGATGAACAGCAGCACCGCGTGCTCTCTCTAGCTTTTGATCTAACGCATTTCCCCATTCTTTCTGCAATTCTGCACGATTATCCGCGACTACCTGGTCAGCGTTTAATTGTGATTGCGCGCTTGCCTGGTTAAAGGTTTCACTTAGAAAATCGACAACTTTAGAGGCTTGATTACCATTTAAACCAACGGATAATGCCGTTTCCTTAAAGGCTTTTTGCTCGTCAGCTGTAAAGGTTTCGGGAAATTTTACATCATAACCATCGATATTTACCGGCGCACCTAGCTTTTGATAGACTTCTAGCCTCTCTGCATCTGTCGCGTGCTTACCTGGGATCGCTACTTTATCAGCACCGATCATGCGCTGCGCGTGCATATATGATTTTGCTAAACCATTTACGTCTTGAAAATTCTTAAATATAGGGTTGCCCTTAAACTCCTCGCCTAGCGAATCCGCAAAAGCTACTGGAGTTTCTTGTGGTTGTGTTTCTTGAGATTGAGTTTGCTCAATTACCTCTGCTGTTTCATTCACTTGTTAGATCCTTTCTTTTTTCTTCCATCATTCTTAAAATTAATAGGACAGCATTGCGCTGACCCTCGAAAAACGCACTTTCATAGGGATCCCCTGGAACATGCGTGGTTTGCTGAAAACCAAACCTGGCTTTCAAATCGTCTAAAACTCTCTTGCCCTCATCAGAGGAAAAGACTTCTCGATAAACGCGCTGTAGATCTTCAATATCCATCATTCAGCCGCGCCCTGGTTAGCTTGTAAGGCTTGCAATAATGGCGCAACATTACGCGCTTGCTCTGAATTTTGCATATCTTGCTCTTGTGATTGCTGCGCTGCGGCTGCCTCTTGCTGCTCTTTTCTCATCGCTGCCACTTCTTGATCGGATCTAATCACTCTTGCCGGCATTCCGGTGATCTCAACCAGGTACTGAACCAATCCATCATTATCAATGTAGTCCGTAATCCCTGGAATAACCTCTGCCAAGCTGGTCATTATCTCTACTCCGCGCACTAGATTTTGTAGATCACCTATCTTTTGTGCTTTAGCAAGCGGCGAAACGTACTCGATATCTATATCTTGTCCTTGCAGTTCGTCGGGAGCCGGCGGTAGAACACCCTGGGAAAGCAGTAATTCAAAGGTTCTTGAAATTAAGGGTTGTAGTAACTCTGATTGCAAGCGCCCTAACACCGGTCCTAACATTCGTAATCGTTCTTCTTGCATTTGCAGCGTTTGTGTTGCTGTCATTGTCTTATCTGTAGAGGCTAATAGCTGGTCAACATAGAAGATCCGGCGGATCTGCTCTTGTCGTCGCTCCTCTTGATTAAGCTGCAATAAATTATTCGCATCTGTTTTTAGCGGCTCTATTCTATCCCTGGAACCAGATCTGTAGAAATTAAGCGCTCCTGGTGTCGTTCTTACCGGTAGGACATAACCATCATCCGGAACCATTAACGGCGGATCCAGCTGCTTTTGTGCGGCTCTGATCCCAATTTCTGCCATCTTTGATACCATCATGGCATCCGCTAGACATGTATGTGCCGGTGAGTGTCCGTAAACGCTAGAACTATCCTTGGTAAATCTGGGAGTTGCCAGGACCATTGAGTCATAACCGCTCTCTTGCATCAGATATTTACTGTCATAACAGTAGTGAATAGATGCAAAAGGTTTGTCTTTTGCGGTTGTCTTGCCTGTATCGCCTCTAGGGTAAATAACATTAATTATCGCATGTTTATCTAAAGGAGTGTTCTCCAATGATTTTTTTATTCTATTCGATAGATTATTCTTCCCAAACTTTTGCTCTGCTTGTCGTGCGGTTAACTCATACTTACGAAATACTGTATCGACTCTTCCCTCATGATTTTCTGCTATGTAAATCTCAGCAATATGCCTGGTGGAAAAGCGTAGATCTTGACCAATTTCTTTCTCGATCGCCAGGGCAGCTGTGCCAAAAACCACTAAATCATAGTATAATTCATGGATTTCTTGCTGAAAATTGGATCTCTCAAGCGCCTGGTACATCTGCTGCGTGCAGATCTCCAGCCATTCATTCGCTGCATCCTCATTTTGCAGCGCTTTATCTCTAAATCGCATAGCGAACCACGGCACCGAAGGGGAGGTAAGCGTGCCGTGTAGGTTCGCAGCTAGCAATTCGACCGCATGTTGCGCCGTGGAGTCGAATATTTTTTGATCTTTTCGCTCACCAGCTGCACGTTTTCGTACAATATCGGCTTTCCTGGGTAAGAAATAGTCAGCTACCTCTTGCCAGCGCTGCTCAATATTGCTCCTTTGGGTCTGTAAAGACTCAAATCTTTTGTGCAATGTGGCGACTAATGGTGAAATTTTATCCATTAAGACATTACTTTCTTGGTTTTTTTGGCTTTTTATAGGGTTTTGGCATTAGTAATTCCCTTGCATCATAGTTTTTCTTTTCTTTTTTCGCGGACTTCCGCCTTTCATTCGACCCTCAAAGCGCTGCATCATCCGCTCCATAGGATCAATATCCATCGATGAGGACATTCCGGTAATAGGTTGATTAGCAATTCGACCCATTAAGCCAGCAGCATTCTTTGGTTTTCGTACTTTCACGCGATTAAACCTTTTAATTTACGCTTTCCCCTGGTCGGAGCCTCACTCAATAACCCTTGTGCGCTGGTTAAAATTGTAGATTTCTTGCCTTTTCCTTTATTTGCATCCACTTCATCCTCAATTTCACCGCTGCTGGTAGCATCTTCACCTACAGTTTTAGGCGCTGCCGGCGGTGTCGGCTCTGTTTTAGTAGCCGCCGCTGGTGTAGAAGATCCGCTCATCATTGTTTTTGGTGCAGCTGTACTGCCCGATTTCTGCTCATATCCCCTGGTTTCTCTGACAGATCGACCGGTATTAGGATCGGTGCGCTCTCCCATCGGATCCACCATATCCGCTACCTTTGTCATTTCAGCTTGATTTAACGCAACATTATCCTCAAATCTTTTCTTACGACCCTTTTCGCTCATATCTACTGTCTGATTGGGTCCGGCTAAAAATCTATCTAACCTGGTAGGCTCTTTGAATTTCATGCTATCGGAAAATCTTTGTATAGCTGGTCCGGTAGTTCGTCCGAAATTTGTACCACCACCGGTAATGGCGCTAACCAATTCACTCCAAAAACTCATGCTGTTCTCCTAGAATACGCGGTATTCATTCACCGCTGTTTGCTGTGGTGCTTGAAACTGTCGCTTGTTTTCTCTTAATCCTACCGCCGCATAACGAAACGCATCGGCGCTATGTGAGGACCAATCGTGTTTTATTGTTTTAGAAAATGATCGTGTTCGCTCGTTATAGACACGATGATATTGTCTTAATGCCTCTAATCCATTCTTACAGTTATCTCGATCAAACCAGGATCGTGCTAGCAAAAGCTGCGCTGCGTGGATCCCATCATCAATAGGTAGTTTGGGAACAACACGAAAATTTATCCCTAGATCCCAGGCAACCTCGCGCCTACTCTTTCCGGATCCTAATTCTCTAACCTCAATATCATGTGGTGCGTAATGACTATCGTATAGATACTCACGTTCTTGCAGCACCCTGGCATAATGGGGTAATCCCTCACCTCTCGCCTCATAATAATCTATAAAATGTACCGCTCTCCCTACGACCTGGACCCACCAAATCGCTGTCGAATCGCCGACTCCAAGATCCCAAAAAGTGTCAACACGGACAGAGGGATCATACGGAACCTTAGAAATTCTACCATCTTGAAAGGCTTTCTGAAGTTCCTTACCAAAGACAGACCCTGGAACATTCGCCACCCAGGAGCACTCATATTCCTGGTTGTACTGATCCTCCGACATGCCGATCCGCGCGGACTCAAGTTCGGATTTAGGTAATATCCCGGTTTCACTCGCCTTGTAGGTCGCTGTAAACCAATCATCTGCTGCCGTTGCAGCCTCGTATAATTCGAAAAAGGCATTGTGTCCTCTTGGTGTACCAATAAATAATGCTTTTCCCTCACGATCCGATAAAGCTGGTCTGATAACTTCCGGAAATAAGTTCTCCGGCATATCCGCCATCTCGTCCAAAACCGCCATATCTAAATAAATTCCACGCAAGCTCGCCGGATTTTCAGATCCCAACAGCTGTATTCGAGCACCATTGGGCAGATCGCAGCGCAATTCCGTTTCGTGAAAGCGCGCCATCGGTATATTTACCGCAAATTGTTTAAGATAATCCCAGGCTACTTGCTTTGCCTGGCGGTATGTCGGCGCAATATAGGCATATCGTGGACTTTTTTTCTCACACAATACCGCCTCTCTAAGAAGATGATTGATCGCCATTACTGTTTTGCCGGCTCTTCGGTGCATTACCACTACCGCCCACCGGTGTTTGTCCAGCTGATTGTGTAGTTCTTGCTGCACCTTTCTCGGCGCGTATGGTATCTTTATTTCCATATTTCTCTAATTCTTGCCTAAATTGCCGCAGCATAAAATCCCTATGCAGTTGCTTGTTCTCTTGTTGCTTGCGGAACCATTCAGCGGTCTTTCCTAGAATCTTCAAATTCAATTAATGCTTTCAAATACCACTCAGCCTTTTTTAAATCCTGGACACCATTCTTATCCTTATAGCGCCACATATACTTGAGCACTTGACCTCGGCAGTAACACCCGAAACCATCGCCCAAATTCTCTTTTATAAAATCAATGCACTCAATTTTCGCCTGGGTATAATGCCAGGGGTTGTTCACCGGATCATTTTTCATAATTCATCCGGATAAATATAATTCATAACCGGTCTGCATTGCTTCTTCCGAACTATAGGATCCCTCACTTGATCCAATCTCTCAGCAAAATACAAACAACTTTCTTGCGTTTCAAATCGTAGCTTGTGAACCACAAACTCCTCTTTCTCCACATCGGGCATAAGAATAAGAAATAAATGAAAGGTAATAACAATAGTTGGTGTCATTTTTCAGCCATTTTTATCAACAATCATTTTCAATTTCGGCTTGCAATACGCGCTGTATGGACTGCCAGTATTCGCTCTGTTAATCAACGAAGCGTGCCAGCTACAATCCTGGTGACTGCCAAAATCAGCCTCGTCTACTTGTTCGCTGCCTTTCATAATCACAAGGATAAAAATCAATGTTTTCATACTCGACCTATAAACCTTGTGCTGTTCGTCTGCGAATATTTACTAAAGAAATACCAGCAGCAATTATCCTTACCGGTATGCTTACTATCGGGGATCCACTTCACACGACCCACAGACACAATCTTTTGGCAATACTTAATCAAATCCGTCGATTGCCTGGTGTGCATCCAATCGGCATCAAATAGCAGCCATGTAGGTTTTAAAGATATAAAATACTCAATCATAGGATGCAGCAGATCACGTCGCCAGGGAGGATTAGTAATAATCGCATCCGCATCCAATATCTTCATCTCATCTAACTCCAGCGCATCATGCTGAATAATACCAGACCTACGCGGCTCTATATCGCTCGCATAGCAGCACATAACACCAGCTAGCTCCATAAGATCAATAAGCTGCCCATTGCCAGCACACGGCTCGCAAAACAGCTTTATAGACGGCATATCCAAGTGATACAGCAAAGGCTTTACCGCCTCCGGTGGTGTTGGATAGAAATCTCTCGGTATCCGGTCGAACTCACTACGTTTTCCCATGTGGTCCTCATTGTGAATGTCTGTGTCCGGATTGGGTTATATATATGTAAGTTGCGCGCGCCCGATCGGTCGGGGGTAGGGTCGCGGCATATCCAGGCAAAAAGACCGGCATAAGAGCGACCATCCCCCATGCTTTTCAATAAAATAAGCTGGATCAGAGCGGTCAAGCACAGATCAAGCACAAACATAGCGAAATGCCCAGGACTCGCGCGTGCGATTGGTCGCAGTTAAAGCATTGCCGAACCGAAATCAACCAGCCTTAACGTCAACATCGCCTTTCTCCCAGGATAACGTAATCGTTCCCGATACACCTGGCGCCGTTACATCTTCCGCCTTATTCCGTATGCCTTTCGGCTGTAGCTGTGTGTGCCGCTTCTGCAATGTATCAACCTTGAGTCGCCTCATTTGCACGTCAGCCATCATTTGTTTCGGATCGTCCGGCATCGGAGCGCCAAGCACTTCATCGATCTCGTCCTGGATGCGTTCACCCTGGATTGCTTTGGCTCTGATATACATCTCATGTGCCTGGTCGTTCTTCTGCACATACCGATACACAGTATCATCACTCGGATATCCTGGCAGCTTTGCGATCTGTCGCATCGAGTTCCCCTCGATCAGCTTACCGCAGATATCTTTCATTAATTTCAAATTCATTAGTCTTGACATTGATCTACCTATTGACCGAACGCAATGCGGTGGAGCGCATTGCGTTCAGCATTTTTTCAGAAAGATATGAAAATCAAGAATGGCTAAGAACCTTGTACTCTGGCAGAGCATATCATCAATATAAGCAGTAATATCGCAAGATCTTGCCAATCTTACCGGAAACGGTACTACATTTCGTGCATTCGTGCAATCACTTTATGACTAATTTTTGCATCAATCTTTCTGGCTGCAATTTAATCCGGTAAGCCATGCGAACAATCGCATCAATATAATCTCGCTTAACGCTCTTAGCTGAGATCCGCTTGTTACTCGCTTTACTGACCTTTTCCCAGGATGGTCCGCGTTCCCTGGGATAACCATTCTTGAGAACAGCTGAATAATTAACCGCCCAAATCAACTTCCGATCCTCGACCTCCGCATAGCAAAGACCGAGATCGAGCGCCAGAAAATACCGGTCGATCTCTCGCGGTGATGCTTTGGGAGCCTTTGGTGTGAATGCTGTGGCATTATATGCGTGCCAGGATTGTTCATACTCAACCCAGCTGGCTAACTTTCTTTTAACAATCGCTGGTGGGAGTCGCCGTTCCGTACATGCAGCCTCTAAAAAAAGATTCTCTAAAAACGTCACATCATACGGAATTTCACTATACAGCATAACGTGTAGCTACATGTAGTAGAAATAAGTAGTATAACGTGTAGCTCCGCGTACCGGTGTAGCTACCGAGGGTAATCGATTTTTTCATTTTGTAAACACCTTTTTAATAGAAATAAAAAAGCGCTGCACAATATTGGCATTTCTCCAGGCAAGCAGCTGTCCAAATCTACCGGTAAAATACTTATCGATCTCTGAATTGTTCATAGTACCTCGCTAGCCAATCAATGATTTGTGGTTCCGTATAGCAGCTTTCATAGACAGCTGGGATCCGGTGGAACTGCGCGATCCGCAGCAATCCCCACCCCTGGCTGATCCGGTAGTGAAAATACTCCCTGGCAATTTCTAAATTATTCTCCATAAATATTCCTCCTCATTTGTGTAAGATAAGCATCCGTCTGTGAATGATTTTTCAGCTGCACTACTGTTCCTAATACCTGGATAACCTCATCGAGCGATTTGCATACAGCTGTCGTGTATCCCAGGTTCGATAAGATTTGCAGAGTTTCGTTTTGATGAACCGATAACGTGTTTCGACCCACCTTTAATTCAATAAATATTGGCTGGACCCCTGGACAAAAGATCTCAAGATCCGGCATACCAGCACGCATCCCAGCTTTCTTTTGTTTCATTCTCCAGGACACATGCGATTTCCCCTCATTCGGAGAGTGATGAAAAAGAGATCCGTCCGGCAATGCCACACGCAGATAATCAGCTACCAGGTTTTGCAGCTGCGCCTCTGTCATAAATCATCCATAAAAAAATCGTTAGGCTGCACAGCACCATCAGTAGCAATCTTGATCCGGCGCATATATTCCTGGCTAGGTCTAACGTGCCTCGCATATCCTGGATGACGTGGATGTAAACACCATCGATGAACAACACCAGCACCAGGAGCATCAAGTTTTTCAGCGAGTTGCTTATACGTTAACCCTCTCTCTTTTCGCCAATCTTCTAATTTCATAAATCACCTATCAATAGTCAAATCAACAATACAATCAACCTTTGGATCAATATTATTGATTTAACAGATTAAGTTATAATATACATATTGCAATATATTTTATTTATAAATGCAATTTAATTTGACTTATAAATAAAGGTCTATACTGTGGTTATCAATGTAACACTTTATGTTACCAATATGATTGACATTACTTGATAGGAGGAAATATTATGTTTGTTATATTCTGCTTAAAAAAAAAGAGAGGATTAAAGTTATTTCTTTCTAACAAAATAGGCGCAAAGATTTGGGTAAACCAGCCTACCGGATCTCCAAGAAAAGGAGGTCGTTATGAACGGAACCTTATTTAACTGTAACTCAAATGGACTAGAAATAGACAATATGTCAGAAGTACAAAGCGTATCAAACCTTAAAAACTTAGCAAGAAAAGCTAACCTCTCCGGTGTTGAGATAGCTAAACAGATGGGATTTCGACCCGAAACTGTATCAAGACATTTAAACGGCAGACAAAATATAAGTATTGATGATGCTATTAAATACTCAAAAATTTTAAACTGCACAGCCGAAGAAATACTCTTTAAACGCAGCATGTGTCCTATCATGGGAGAAATGACGAATGACGGAGTGCTGCACATGTATGGCGAGGACGAATCAAAACGTGTTTATCTAGCTGGTCCTTTTAACTTTACTGAGAATCACGGCGCTTATTTTGTGCCAAAGTGGTTTGCAAAAAAGAAAAATGCCATCTGTATTGTTAATAAAAAACCGATTGAGAAAAAATATGTTCACGAGCAATGTATTGGTCAACCTAGTATCTGCAAAATTAAAAACTCAAAAAGACTTAATTTAGATGGTAGTCCAATAATTGTGGGATATCCGTTTGAAAATTCAGACTTTGAAACCTATACCATTAGGCGCATGACCGCGATAGTAAGCAGTTACCAGGGAAAAAAAATTACCTATCCCACAACTCTCGACGATCACGAACCATTGCAAAAGAATTACAACAAAGTCGAACTCGAATGGGCAACACCAGCTGGCATGATGCTTTACGATCCGGAATCCTGGGGATTTGAGATTGTAAAAGATCATTAGATTGAGATTTCGATCAATACCTTGATTTAGTTGTTGACCCATAATAACAATTATTGTTATCTTTCAGAACGCGCCGCATTTCCTTGTTTTAATATGACTCAGAATTACAGCGGCGCGTACCAGGGAGATAAACATGCCGCTGCCACAGCTGACACCAGAGTACGCACTACGATTTAATTACTATCACCATAGTAATCCAATGACAGCACCGAGAGGGAAAAAGCTGTGGGAGAAAATTGTGCTCCGACCGCTGTTATCTGACCTCTTTTTAAGCGATAAAGAGCAATGGGAGTTATTAAACCCCAATCGAGCAACCGGTCCAAGCGCAATCGCCGGAAATGCCGTTCAAAAGGCTGTAGACAGCGTGTTAAATATTGATGGATCAGAACCCATGAAACTCGACGAAGCGGTCTCCTGGGCGAAATCTGAGGGTCTATTTTTTCAAAGTCGCTATTTTTTAGGGGAAAACGTCGGTGAAGAGGACGAAATGCTTGTCGAGGTCTACAAAACGCTAATTGGCGACGTAATTAAGAACTCGGTCGAGGGATTAGAGAAAGCGATGGCAAGAGAGAACAAATATATCGGAGAAATTACACTCGAAGATAAGTTGCCAGGTTGTGAATTGCCGCACCAAACCAAACCGGACTATGCAAGACGTGGAGATCTGAAAACTAAATGGAGCAGCTTAAAGAAATCTTCTTACGTTCCGAAAAATTTATCCGGTATGTTTGAGAAAAGCTGGCTTTATCAGATTGCTGGCTTTTGGGCGCTTAATGGACAGCAGCCGCCGTTCCTTGTTTGCGCCAATCATAAAGAATATAGAATTTTTGACCAGGACAACTCTCCGGAATTAAGTGATGAGAACCTTGATCGAATTGTGCAGCAGATGGCGAGGCATCATCAAACTACCGAGCATTTATTAAAAAAGGCAGACAACCAGGAGGATCTCTTTCGATCGCTGGACCCAGAGTGGGATCACATGTTTGCCTGGAACCTACAACCAGAATTAATCGAATTAGCTAAAAGGAGTTTCAAATGAAAGATCAGCTGCACGCAGCAATGGAGGATATTAGCAAACTAAATGCAGAGGGAGTTGTTGTACGAGGAAATAAAAAATACACAACTGTTGCAGTACGCATTGAAGTATTTAGAAAGCATTTTCCGGACTATTCCGTAAACACCAGAGTAACAGTAGACGATGCAAAGCGCGTAATTGTCGTAGCTGAAATATATCCGCCTAACTCAGATCGACCGGTAGCGACCGGCATAGCTGAAGAAATACGCGGTAGCAGTAATGTAAACAAAACGTCAGCGATTGAGAACGGCGAAACCTCGGCGATTGGTCGAGCACTTGCCAATCTTGGCTTGCATGGCGGTGAATTTGCCAGCGATTTCGAGATCGAGGTGGCTCAATTAAAGGATGCAAAGATTGAATTAAATACAGCTGAGAAAAAAGCAGCTGAGAAAAAACCCAAGGATCCACCGAAAGAAGATCCAGAGGAGGCAGATATCCTGGAAACCTTGCGTGATGATAGTGACGTTTTTGGGGAGGATCCGGCTACGAAATGCGCGCAGTGGTTTATCGAAAAGTTTGAGCGAGCAAAAAGCGTAGAACGCATGAACATAATATTTAAGGAAAACCAGAAAAATTATTTATCTTTAAAAAAGCTGGATGAGTCAGCTGCTGCAAAGGTAAAGGCTTTTTATGAACTAAGAGAGGAGCAAATATTAAATGGATAAGATTAAAATGCCAGGACAACGACCACATTTCGGAAATGGAAAGTTTAAGATGCTTTCCGGATTGAAATCGGACGTGGAATATCAAGCAGCTGCATGGCTGCAATTTAAGACAGCTAGAGATCCAGAGGGAAAACCGCTGCCGCAATCAGCTGAACAGAGAAAAGCGATAGCTAACCTAATGGCAGCCTTACGAGAGGCAGCTGTAACGCATGGCGACAACTGCCAGATGCAGTTAGGTATGAGCATTAAGGAGAAAGCTGGACCTGGGGATCCCTGGACAGTTATCGAGCGCCCTCTCCTATTCCTCGATGTACCAGAGGAAATGAGAAACCAAAGTTTTGCTGATACACCTCCAGAATGGGATAAAGAAAATGACAATAGTGGAAATGACGACAAACCATCTTGGTAAATCGCTCTATACTGTGACCGAGGCTGGAGCGCTGCTGTTTCCGGATCTGAGCAAACCAGCTGCTTACATGAAACTGCGCCGGATCCTAGCAAGCGGTGACTATGAAATTCACAAGAGCGGACGAACAACCTACCTGGCTCGACATGAATTGAAACGCTTGGGAGCCAATTTAAACTAACATATATCACCAACTAACAGCGCTCCGGCGCTGTTCTTTTTAAGTTATTTGTAACACATTCTGTTATTTTACTTGCAATCATTGACGAATTGAGTCAATAATAATGAAGAACGGATCAAGTGATTCGAAAAACCCCCCCAAGAGAAACAACGAGAAAGGAGCCAGAATGAGCGGAAAAAGGTTAGTTCATGGCACACCAATCACTCCTAAGAGATATTTAAAGCAGCTGAAAGGACACAGCTTTTGTGTCAGCTACATGCACCCCGAACAGCTTGACGATTGCATTGACCTGGTTGGTAAAGATCAGATCTTGATCCTGGACAATGGCGCTTTTACTGCTTGGAAGAAAGGAATCACATTGGATGCTGCCTGGTGGGATGGTTTTTACAGCTGGGCAAACGCAGCGATGGATCGATGCGACCAGGCTGTTTGTGTGATACCGGACGTGATCGGCGGTAGCGAGGTTGAGAACATGGCTTTGATTTCAGATGCGATACACAACGACAAAATCAAATATCCAGAGAGAGCGATGGCAATATGGCACATGAATGAGAGTTTGGATCAGTTAAAGAAACTTTACAGATTATTTAATTTCGTAGGTTTCGGCAGCTGCGCGGACGTAGACATCGCCAAGAACGGAAACGACAGCAAATATTACAACAAGATAAAAGAGACTTTCGCCCACATGGATTATTGGGATGCAAATTACGGAATAGCAAATAGACCCTGGATCCACATGATGAGAGGTTTGGGAGTGTTGCACAAGATCGGATTTGATAGCGCTGACAGCTGCAACATTGCGATGAACCATTGTTACAAAAAACACAGCATGGTCCATCACGTTAAACAGTTTGCCGATAGGTTGGCAGCTAAAGTTAATCACAAGATATTGGATGATCTTCCCTTGTTCAATATCGCAACTCAGAAAGGAGCCGCTTAATGGCTAAGATTACAAAATCAACAATTAAAAGTTTTATCAGAAAAAACAAAGACAAACTTTACATCAAGGTCAGATCAAAATTTGATGGAATGTACGATTGCTGCATGGAAGTCAACAACGGCTTTCACAAAGCAACAGCTAGTGACAGAAACGAACAATACACACTTGGTATTGAGGGTGCTTGGTTTGTAGGTCAAAGCAGAGATTACTTTAACAGTTTTGATAACGACGACTTCACCGGCTACGAAATCTTCAACAGCTGTGGTGCGTTTTACTTGGCAACAAAGAAAGGAGTTTCTTAATTGAATAGACCATTAGATTTTAAAAAGATGGAGGCTGGGATACCAGCCTCACTCATGATGATCCGAAAAGTTTTTAAGGACAAGACCGGACATGATCCTGGGATCTTAGATCTCATTACCCTGGCAAAACGACAACCGGATTTGTTTCCAGCTGCTGCACACGCAGACATCAAGATTGCCAACGAACACATCGCTAATTGCATATACGACAACCTCAGTTTCAACATCAAAAACAAGAAAGGAGCCTCTTAATTGGCACGACGAAAAAAACTCAAGACACCAAGACAACACGGACGACCCATTGGAAAGAAATGGGATAAAGCAATTTGTTACATGATGCACTATGCACCGGATGCGCTGGGAGGAGATCATCGAGCGGTTTGGGTAATCATTGGAAAGAAATGGGTTTACGCATCAACCTCTCAGATCTGTAAAAGTGGCGGCAATCGAAAATGCCAGCTGCCGAAACAAGCCTGGGAAAAATTAATTAATAAGCAAACATTAATGGAGATTGCATAAATGAAAAACGAAACACTTACTTTTGACAAACAAAATTGGTCCGGAGAAACCGCGACCATTAAGGTAAAAGATAATAAGTTCGAATATTATGGATATCAATTTGAGTTGAAAGAGAGAGCCACAAAAGAAGAAAGCTGGATCACCAACTATGTCGATGTATTTGTGGATGGCAGCCTGGAATACACGTTCATAGAAATAGATGGTGAATATTATTACGAAGATGGTTTTGATTTTGAAAGATCACACAAAAATCCAGCGATCTTAACCGGCATTATCGCCTCGAACTTAATGTAAAAGAAAGGAGAATTGCGAAACTCAAGAGCGCTCCGGCGCTCTTTTTTTTATCTGAAGTCTATCAGAGTTTAACGGACTAGAACATCCGGATCCGAATGCCGGACTAATCCAGCTGGTTTCATCCAGGATAATTTCATTATATTTTTTGCAGAAATATTCACCAGGTTTATCACCGCCCTGGTATCGACAAGCTAGGTTTGTATCGCTGATAGATTTGCCGTAAGGACACGGCGCTTTCTTGCAGCAGTAACCGGATCTTAAACAAGCTGACATTAGTAGCGCAGCGCTGCTTGATCTTCTCTAGCTGTTTCCTCCGGATCCTCAGAGAAATCATCCAGCCAATGACCATAAGTTTTGGTTGTGATTGTTGTATCCGAGTGACCCAGCTGGTTAGATACTTTCCAGATACCATCCTTTGTACCGCCTTTTAAAGCCAACTGAGCGGATGCAAAGTAATGACGTAGTTCATGCCATGTAATACGCGGAACACCGGCTGCTGCGGCTGCTCTGGTGATCTTCTTGATGAACATCGAGGGATTTACTGATCGACCTCGCGTATCCATCCAAATTAAATCTTCTTTTGGTGGTTTTCCCTGGCGCATATATTCTTCTTGCAGCGCCTTAACGACGACCGGTGGAAACCGCAATCGCCTATTTGATTTCTCTGTTTTTGTTTCCGCAACATTATGGTATCTATCGATGCCTTTGTTAATCTCGATAACGCGAACATCAAAATTTACATCGTTCCAGGTTAGTGCTCTTTGCTCACCCTGGCGCATTCCGGTTTGTGCTGCAACGAAAGCTGCTAACCTCCAATTACATCTTCTGTATCCGCGAGGATCCATGTTGCTCGTATCTACCGGCAGATGTTCCAGGATCCCCTCGATAGTCGAGCGCTGGACCCGATCGATCTTTGCTTTCCTGGTGGATTTTTTTCCGCCGCTCTTTGGTCGAGTTTCACGAAAAATATTTTGCTTTGTGAAACCAGCGCTAACGCAAAACGATCCGAAATCCGTGTAGTTTGCCCAATAGTTTTTTACAGTTTTCAGTACGCGACCTTTGATCGTTTCCGGATCAATAATTCTGAATACTATTGTGGGATCATCAAAGAAATTTTTTGCTGACATTTCACGAACCGGAGTACCCTCAATTTTAATGTCGAGGAGGAAATTAATATCACGCATTGAGTTCTCAAAACTATGCTCTCGGATCACACCATGTTCGATATCCATTCTTCTCGTTTTCGTGTAGCAACACTTCTTATTAGTCGGCTCACATTCACCGCAATTAAAAACTGTTCCCATCCTAACTTCAGCGCGCCCTTTTGAATGCAATAAAATATTTTCTGCTATCTTCTCTGCGTACTTTAGAGCCTCCTCTTTTGTGGGAAAAGATTTAGGCAACATGCCATGCTTTCGACCATCAACATAATGAGGACTTCTTTTGCGACTAGGATAATATCTAACCAGGTTAATTGTTTCTTCTTTTGTAAGCATTGACCCCTCCTAGAAATAAATAGAGGGATCTGCATCAACAGCCTGGTTTAATCCTTGCCGGATCAAATGCAGCTGGTCAGCTGATAAAACAATTTTCTGATTCTGTTTGGTATGAACGACCCAATTTGTTTCCGTATCTGTTAGATCGTGTAGCTGCTGTAACTGCTCTGACTTCTCAATAACTTTTTCCATTTAGACCTCCACATCTGTTAAGGAACATTGTTAATATTTTCAATGATAATGGAGAATAGAATCAAGATTGTCAAACATCTTTGTGCTTAAATCTGTGCTTGAAATCCAATAAAATTGGTTAAGTTACTGTAATATAAAGGGAAATTTTGGTGCGGGTGATAGGACTTGAAACCCCATGCTAGGTGTTATTTGCCGTTATTTGCCGTTATTTAATGTTAGTTTACGTTATTAAAATTGATTCTTAATAACATATAATAACATCTACTAACGTCTATTTTGTGCTCAATTTGTGCTTACTAAAGCATATCAAGAGCGGTATCTTTTACATGCTCATTTCGCCTGGTCCAGCCTCGACCATAGACACCGAATGTTGATAGACCCTCCAGGAAATTTTGCCTGGTGGTGTGCATCTGATCGATGATTTCTTTCGCATCTTTTTTCTCGACAGCTGCTAACGTCAGCTTACCGATCGCGCCATCTCTTGTCGCTGACACAATTCCTTGCAGCGCTTTTGCTGCCCTGGACACTCCCGAATTTACGCAGTAATCAAACGTCGTCCAATCGACTCCAGCTGGCAAATCGTCACCTTTTATTTTATCCCAATATAGTTCTTTATAGACCGGATAAACCTCCTCCTTTTTGAGCGCTTTCATTATCTCTCTTGTGGCTGGTTGACCGGTAAACTCAGCGAATACTTTTGCTGTAACTCCCCAATTTGTTGAGCCTGGATTTCCGTATCCATCAGAGGAATTTCCACTATCCCGATTGTCCTCTTGATAGCCTCCCTCGTTCTCCAATAACATGACCATACATTGTTCAAAATTCTCTTTCATTTTGTTATTCCTTTTGTTTTTTCATAGCTACGCAAACCGCCAATTCCGAGCATCCCCAGGAGGATTGTCATTAGGCTTGCCATATCAAATTCTGGCAACTCTGGAACCTCGACTCCAGCTAGTGTGCAGCCGAACATAATTAGATCTTTTAAGATGTAATGATAGAGTAATGCACTTGCTGTAATCCAGCCAACGAATGGTCGCCAGCCGCCTTTCCAAACCGATCCGGATGCAGCCTCCGCTTTGTTCAATTCAATCTGTGCCAGCGCTTTTTCTTGAGAAAATTTTTCTGACATTGTAGCGATCTCATGCGCGAGTTTCGCTTTCTGATCTTTGTCCTCTACGAACTTATCGAGTAGAGAAGATACCGGTCCTACTAATGTATTTATTAAACTCATGCGCTAGTTTCCTTTCCCATCCATATCGCAAAGCAACCGGTTAAAGCACCGATCACAATTGAGCAAAATCCAGATTGCTCTATCGTCGGATCCGGTAGACTCATAAACCAGGAACAAACTTGATAACTGATAATTAAGATCGTAATCATCATTAGCCTGGGAATGATTTTCCAGCGATCCAAAGTTTCTGGACTCATTTAGTTTTTTTCTTCCGGACAGTTTTCGTAACTGCTGACTTTGATTGCTTTGGTCTCCCCCTCTTGCGAGATGTAGACACAGTAGAACTCGTTAAGACTTCTGCCGGCTGCGGTCTTACGAACTCGTTTAACCAGGCTATAATTCTGTGTATCATTTTTAATCTCCGATTTAATTTGCAATGGTAAGATAGATGACCCCAGCCACACACAAAGCACCAGCGCCGCCAACAACCCATAAAAGTATTTTGAGATCATTTATCAATTCCCTACGACGTTTTGCTTTGGCAGCTAATCTTTTTTGCTCCGCCTCATTGTAGGCTTTGATCCGCTTTCTTCTCTCGTCTTGAATGCCCTTGAACGTGCCATGTCCAAAGCGATTGTCGATAAGAACAGAGATGTTATAAAGTTCTTCTTCAGCCAATTTAGCTGAGATCGTATCTGATGCGATTGACTTGATACTGAATTGACCTGGCGCAGCCTTATGCTTCTTGGCTCTATCTATTCTCGCCTTGCCATCTAGCAGCTGGTCAATACTTGATGCTAATTCCGAAACATCACGGCAACTATTGACTGTACTTTTTATTGCATCGACAGCACTTTTGAAAGCTGCTGCTGCTGCAATAGCTTCCCCAACCCCAAAAACCATTTTGGTTTCCCCCCAGGTAAAAATTTAATTAATTTGAAATAAGATCCCGACAAGCATGGTAATTACTGCACCCATTCCAGCAATCAACACCATCTCCAATTTTTTAAGCCTATTATAGATGTCTCGGAACTGAATACTATTCTCAGTTTCCAATTTAACCACTCTTGTTTCTAATGCTTTGGTCATTTCTTATTAGCTTTATTAGCTGCATCTCTTTGAACTCTTGTCTTGTAGTCACTTCTAGCAGTTATAAGTTTTACAAAGTCAGCTTGATTAGATGGGATTGGGTCAGTAAAAGAACTGTCGTTCATTAACTTAGTTGTCCACTCTCGTTGCATCCTTTTCCAAGCGTTGTTTATCTTGCCTGTCATTGCATCTTGAACCCATGTGTTAATATCTAACAAATCATTCTTTAGAATAGTCTGTTGCGTATCATCTACTTCTATTGTTAGTGTAAGTTTTGCCATTATTATCTCCTTTAATTATGCTAACAGACAACCTGAAAAATGACTAGCTGTTGACATACCCATAGTGGTATCACCACCATTTATTCTAATTTTAGGTATAGCTGTATCTGCGGCATCCATATCTGCAACAACACTAATTGCTAAAGAATAGTAACCCATATTTTGGTCTGCAAGGTCTGGGTCAATTATAGCAATATAAGTTCGATTTGAAGTTACAATCTGAAGTTCATAAAAGTCCACATCTATGTCAAGGTCATCTATTCTAAGTTGTACATTAAGGTAATATCTACCTGTTACTGGTGCTGTAAAAGTATTTGATGCGTAGTCACCATTTTGGTCATACACTTCTGTCCCAAAAACTAAAGTTGTTGTAGTGTTTCCAGTGGCAATATTATTTTGGGAAGAAGCAGGTACAGCTAAAAACGCAGGTTGTAGTGGCTTAGTAATAATCCCATTAGCATCAAAGACCATGTGTGATGTAGTACCTAACGCAGAGCCAAGACCTATAGTTAAGCTATCAGAACTATCGTCTAGTCCTATGTGAAAGTCTTGAGCATTGCCATCAAACAATATCTTACTGTCTGATGCAGCACCCTCGCCCATCTCTATGTTTCTTACTTTTAATGTTGAGGTCATTATTTACTCCTAACTCGGTTTAGTAGGGAAGGTAATAGCAGACTTTTTAAGAGTTCCATACTTTGTCCACTCTGGTTTAACAGTTTTAGTCATGTCTCTTAATGCCTGTCTATACACTTTCCATTCTTCTTTTTTACTATCTGATAAAGGACTATCGTTAGCCTGTGTCCAATCACATTCTTTAAGTAACTTGTTTCTATATAGTCTAAATTTATTTTCTATTGTTATTGTCATCCTATTAAGTACCCACCAAAGTATGAATTTTTATTATAGTTCTGAACATCAACTTGCGATGTACCACTACCTTGAATAACTGTTACATGAGCCGTATCGTTGGCAGAAAAAGAATCAGCAACTTGAATGAAAAAAGTATGGTATTCACTATCTGTATCAAATTGGTCTGGGTCTATTACATTTTGCCAATATTCTTGTACTGTACCACTAGAATTTGTGCGTAAAATACTTAGTATCAAATGGTCTGCTGCTGTATCAATCTGTTGTAGTCTAGCTTGTGTATAGACAGAGTATGTTCCAGAAATGGGTGCAGTAAATTTATATGTACTTGTATTGAAAACCCCACCAACATCATAGACTTCTGAGTCAAATTGAACAGTAACATCGCTATTACTATTAGCAATATTAGACTGTGTAGCCGACATATAAGCTAGAAATGATGGTCTAGCTGGTGTAAGAATATGTCCACTACTATCAATCGTCATTCCAGTAGTGCCACCAGAATGAGCAATCGTATCTACTTCTAATTTTGAAACCATGTCTTACTCCTAACTCGGTTTTGTTGGGAACGTCACACTCGACATATCAAGCGACCCATCACTAGATAGTTTTGGCTTTGCACTTGCTGGTAAATCCCTCAATGATTGTCGATAGGTTTTCCAATTACTAGCAAGAGTTACATCAGAGTTTGCCATCCAATCCGTTTCAGCTAATAACCTATCTCTTTCAACCCTCAACAATCGCATAGGCTCTGCATCAGCTAACGCTTTCTTCTTATCGCTAACAGCTTTCCATGTCGTTCCAAAATCTTTTGGGTCTGAGCTTTCAATAGCTGTTCCATTATCTGAGCCTGTTACCTTACGAAACATAGAGTTAAACTCTGCTTCACTTGTAGGCTCTCCCCTGAGTACCCACTCTTTAATTCCTAGACTTGTTAATGCTGTTGCTATTGTTGTCATACTGATACCTCCTGTACTGTAAAAACTGCCAAAGAATACGCACCCTCATTCCAAGTAGTGTCGTCATTTCCTACTGATTTTAAAAATAAAGTATAAGTAATAGCACTCGTTGTTCCAGCAATTTCCGTATATGTAAAACTTACATTTTTATTTTGATTTGATTCACCAGCGTTTGCTTGATAAAGCCAATCATTACTATTTACATAAGCTGTTGAACCACCAGATACAGCTTTTTGTAAATGAAAGTTTGTTGTATTATAACTTCCCCCAGAACCAGAATAGAAAAAACAATTACTTGAGTTGTAGAAAAAAAGTCTACTTGTTGAAAACTTGGGTGTTATTGATACAGAATGACCAGACGTTACGTAAGACGTTGAACTA